TAAATATAATAGGGAAAAAGTTAGTATAAATTTACACCTCCCCACCGTTTAAAATAAACGATTATAAAAATCAAAACTTATAAATTCACTTATCATTTCTTTACTAAACTTATAAATACTGTTCGTCAACTTAACAACTTATCTAACCTATTACATATTCATCAAATATAAAATTTATGTATCTATTGACTTTTATTCAAAGTTATGATTTGAAAATATAATAAAATTAATTTACTTATTTAAATATTCTATGATATAATTAGTTATAAAATATTTGGAGGTGTCTAAATGACAGAATTTGATGAAATCGTAAAACCAGACGACAAAGAAGAAACTTCAGAATCAACTGAAGAATCAACTGAAGAATCAACTGAAGAATCAACTGAAGATAAAACAGTAGAAACAATCGAAGAAGAAAAGGAAAACAAATTAGAACCTACTACAACAGATGAAGATAGTTCGAAATTTGACCCTGTTGTATTAGAGCAACGTATTACTTCATTAGAACAACAAGTGACTACTTTTTTATCTTCACAAATGCAACAACCACAACAAGTACAACCAACACAACCAGATGTTACAGACGCAGATAAAGAAGATAAAGACTATTCTGATGAAGAATTAGTAGATAAGTTAGATTTAGATTAGGAGGAAAATATTATGTATGAAGGTAACAACATGCGTTCTATGATGGGCACATCATATGAAGATTCAAGATTAAACAAACGAACAGAATTAAATGAAAATATGTCAATTGATGTAAATAAAAGCGAGGATGAGTACGGTGTACAAATTCACTCACTTTCAAAACAGTCTTTTAGCGGAGACGTAGAGGAGGAATAATAAATTATGGCACAAGCGAGTACAAAAAATGAAACTGCCCTTTTAGTTGCGAAGTCAGCTAAAGCAGCATTGCAAGATTTTAATCATGATTATTCAAAATCTTGGACATTTGGAGACAAATGGGATAATTCAAATACAATGTTTGAAACATTTGTAAATAAATATTTATTCCCTAAGATTAATGAGACTTTATTAATCGATATTGCATTAGGTAACCGTTTTAATTGGTTAGCTAAAGAACAAGACTTTATTGGTCAATATAGTGAAGAATATGTGATTATGGATACTGTACCAATCAACATGGATTTATCTAAAAACGAAGAGTTAATGTTAAAACGTAACTATCCACGTATGGCTACTAAGTTATATGGTAGTGGTATTGTTAAGAAACAAAAATTCACATTAAACAATAATGATACACGTTTCAATTTCCAAACATTAGCAGACGCAACTAATTATGCTTTAGGTGTATATAAAAAGAAAATTTCTGATATTAATGTATTAGAAGAAAAAGAAATGCGTGCAATGTTAGTTGATTATTCATTGAATCAATTATCTGATACAAATGTACGTAAAACAACATCTAAAGAAGATTTAGCAAGTAAAGTTTTTGAGGCAATTTTAAACTTACAAAACAACAGTGCTAAATATAATGAGGTTCATCGTGCATCAGGTGGTGCAATTGGACAATATACAACTGTATCTAAACTAAAAGATATTGTAATTTTAACAACAGATTCATTAAAATCTTATCTTTTAGATACAAAAATTGCGAATACTTTCCAGATTGCAGGCATTGATTTCACAGACCACGTTATAAGTTTTGACGATTTAGGTGGTGTGTATAAAGTAACGAAAGAGTTTAAGTTACAGAACCAAGAATCAATTGACTTTTTACGTGCTTACGGGGATTATCAGTCACAAATTGGAGACACAATTCCTGTTGGTGCAGTATTTACTTACGATGTTTCTAAACTTAAAGAGTTTACTGGTAATATTGAAGAAATTAAACCAAAATCAGATTTATATGCGTTTATCTTAGACATTAATGCAATTAAATACAAACGCTATACAAAAGGTATGTTAAAACAACCATTCTATAATGGAGAATTTGATGAAGTTACACACTGGATTCATTACTATTCATTTAAGGCTATTAGCCCATTCTTTAATAAAATTTTAATTACTGACCAAGATGTAAATCCAAAGCCAGAGGAAGAAGCAGCAGAATAAAAGGAGCGTAAAATATGAACAACGATAAAAGAGGTTTAAACGTTGAATTATCAAAAGAAATCAACAAAAGAGTTGTAGAACATCGCAACAGATTTAAACGTCTTATGTTTAATCGTTATTTGGAATTTTTACCACTATTAATTAACTATACCAATCGTGATACGGTTGGTATAGATTTTATTCAGTTAGAATCAGCTTTAAGACAAAACATCAATGTAGTGGTTGGTGAAGCTAGAAATAAGCAAATTATGATTCTTGGTTATGTAAATAACACTTACTTTAATCAAGCACCAAATTTTTCATCAAACTTTAATTTCCAATTTCAAAAACGATTAACTAAAGAAGATATATATTTTATTGTACCTGACTATTTAATACCTGATGATTGTCTACAAATTCATAAGCTATATGATAACTGTATGAGTGGTAACTTTGTTGTCATGCAAAATAAACCAATTCAATATAATAGTGATATAGAAATTATAGAACATTATACTGATGAATTAGCCGAAGTTGCTTTATCTCGCTTTTCTTTAATCATGCAAGCAAAATTTAGCAAGATATTTAAATCAGAAATTAATGACGAGTCAATCAATCAACTTGTGTCCGAAATATATAACGGTGCACCATTTGTTAAAATGTCACCTATGTTTAATGCAGATGACGATATCATTGATTTAACAAGTAATAGCGTAATTCCAGCATTAACTGAAATGAAACGAGAATATCAAAACAAAATTAGTGAATTAAGTAACTATTTAGGCATTAATTCATTAGCCGTTGATAAAGAAAGTGGTGTTTCCGATGAAGAGGCTAAAAGTAATCGTGGATTTACCACATCAAACAGTAATATCTATTTAAAAGGTCGTGAACCAATTACGTTTTTATCAAAGCGTTATGGTTTAGATATTAAACCGTATTACGATGATGAAACAACGTCTAAAATATCAATGGTAGACACACTTTTTAAAGATGAAAGCAGTGATATAAATGGCTAGATATACAATGACTTTATACGATTTCATTAAATCAGAATTGATTAAAAAAGGTTTCAATGAATTTGTAAATGATAATAAATTAACGTTTTATGATGATGAATTTCAATTCATGCAAAAAATGTTGAAGTTCGACAAAGATGTTTTAGCAATCGTTAATGAAAAAGTATTTAAAGGTTTTTCATTGAAAGATGAATTATCAGATTTACTTTTTAAAAAATCATTTACGATTCATTTTCTAGATAGAGAAATAAACAGACAAACAGTTGAAGCATTTGGCATGCAAGTGATTACTGTATGTATTACACATGAGGATTATTTAAATGTGGTTTATTCATCAAGTGAAGTAGAAAAATATCTACAATCACAAGGGTTTACAGAACATAATGAAGATACAACAAGCAACACTGATGAAACATCTAATCAAAATGCTACATCATTAGACAATTCAACGGGTATGACTGCAAATAGAAATGCTTATGCGTCACTGCCACAAAGTGAGGTTAACATTGATGTTGATAATACAACGTTACGATTTGCGGATAATAATACGATTGATAACGGTAAAACAGTTAATAAATCGAGTAACGAAAGTAATCAAAACGCAAAACGTAATCAAAATCAAAAAGGTAATGCAAAAGGTACACAATTCACTAAGCAGTATTTAATTGATAACATTGATAAAGCGTATGATTTAAGAAAGAAAATTCTAAATGAGTTTGATAAAAAATGTTTTTTACAAATTTGGTAGAGGTGGTTAAATAATGGCATTTAATGAAAATGATTTTAAATATTTTGACGATATTCGTCCATTTATAGATGAAATTTATAAAACGAGACAAAGATATACTCCGTTTTATGACGATAGAGCAGATTATAATACAAATTCAAAATCGTATTATGATTATTTATCTAAATTATCACGTTTAATTGAAGTATTAGCACGTCGTATTTGGGAATATGATGGGGAATTAAAAAAACGATTCAAAAATTGGGACGACTTAATGAAAGCATTCCCAGACCAAGCAAAAGATTTATTTAGAGGTTGGTTAAACGACGGCACGATTGATAGCATTATTCATGATGAGTTTAAAAAATATAGTGCAGGTTTAACATCGGCATTTGCTTTATTTAAAGTTACTGAAATGAAACAAATGAATGACTTTAAAGCAGAAGTTAAAGACTTAATTAAAGATATTGACCGTTTCGTTAATGGGTTTGAATTAAATGAACTTGAACCAAAGTTTGTGATGGGCTTTGGTGGTATTCGTAACGCAGTTAACCAATCTATTAATATCGATAAAGAAACAAATCACATGTACTCTACACAATCCGATTCTCAAAAACCTGAAGGTTTTTGGATAAACAAATTAACACCTAGTGGCGACTTAATTTCAAGCATGCGTATTGTACAGGGTGGTCATGGTACAACAATTGGATTAGAACGTCAATCCAATGGTGAAATGAAAATCTGGTTACATCATGACGGTGTTGCAAAACTGTTACAAGTCGCATATAAAGATAATTATGTATTAGATTTAGAAGAGGCTAAAGGTTTAACAGATTATACACCACAGTCACTTTTAAACAAACACACATTTACACCGTTAATTGATGAAGCAAATGACAAACTCGTTTTAAGATTCGGCGACGGTACAATACAGGTTCGTTCAAGAGCAGACGTAAAAAATCACATTGATAATGTAGAAAAAGAAATGACAATTGATAATTCAGAAAACAATGATAATCGTTGGATGCAAGGCATTGCTGTTGATGGTGATGATTTATACTGGTTAAGTGGTAACAGTTCAGTTAATTCACATGTTCAAATCGGTAAATACTCATTAACCAATGGTCAAAAGATTTATGATTATCCATTTAAGTTATCATATCAAGACGGTATTAATTTCCCACGTGATAATTTTAAAGAGCCAGAGGGTATTTGTATTTATACCAATCCTAAAACAAAACGTAAATCTTTATTACTCGCTATGACTAATGGCGGTGGTGGAAAACGTTTCAATAATTTATATGGCTTCTTCCAACTTGGAGAATATGAACATTTTGAAGCATTACGCGCAAGAGGTTCACAAAACTATAAATTAACAAAAGACGATGGACGTGCGTTATCTATTCCAGACCATATTGACGACTTAAACGACTTAACACAAGCAGGATTCTATTATATTGACGGTGGTACAGCAGAAAAACTTAAGAATATGCCAATGAATGGTAGTAAGCGTATCATTGATGCAGGTTGTTTCATTAATGTATACCCTACAACACAAACATTAGGTACTGTGCAAGAATTAACACGTTTCTCAACAGGTCGTAAAATGGTTAAAATGGTGCGTGGTATGACGTTAGACGTATTCACGTTAAAATGGGATTATGGATTATGGACAACAATCAAAACAGATGCACCATATCAAGAATATTTGGAGGCAAGACAATACAATAACTGGATTTCTTATGTAACGACACCCGGTGAATATTATATTACTGGCAATCAAATGGAATTATTCCGAGACGCGCCAGATGAAATTAAAAAAGTTGGTGCATGGTTAAAAGTGTCTAGTGGTAACGCTGTAGGAGAAGTAAGACAAACATTAGAAGCTAATGTATCGGAATATAAAGAATTCTTCAGTAATGTTAACGCTGATACAAAACATCGTGAGTATGAATGGGTTGCAAAACATAAAAAATAGGAGTGATATAAATGAAATCACAACAACAAGCAAAAGAATGGATATATAAGCATGAGGGTGTAGGTGTTGACTTTGATGGAGCATATGGATTTCAATGTATGGACTTAGCTGTTGCTTATGTATATTACATTACAGACGGTAAAGTTCGTATGTGGGGAAACGCCAAAGACGCCATTAACAACGACTTTAAAGGTTTAGCAACGGTGTATGAAAATACACCAAGCTTTAAACCTCAATTAGGTGATGTTCCAGTATACACTAATTCTCAATATGGACATATCCAATGTGTAATAAGTGGGAATTTAGATTATTATACATGTTTAGAACAAAACTGGTTAGGTGGCGGTTTTGACAAGTGGGAAAAAGCAACCATTAGAACACATTATTATGACGGAGTAACACACTTTATTCGTCCAAAATTTTCAAATAGTGATAGTAAAGTATTAGAACAAAATATTCAAAAAACTAACAACTGGAAACAAAATCAATACGGCACATATTACAGAAATGAAAATGGAACATTTACATGTGGCTTTTTACCAATATTTGCACGTGTTGGTAGTCCTAAATTATCTGAACCTAATGGCTATTGGTTTCAACCAAATGGCTATACACCATATGACGAGGTTTGCTTATCAGACGGTTATGTATGGATTGGTTATAATTGGCAAGGTACACGTTATTATTTACCAGTAAGGCAATGGAATGGTAAAACAGGTAATGCTTACAGTGTTGATATTCCTTGGGGGGTGTTCTCATAATGGGTATTTTAGGTTTTTTCTTTGAGTTTAGTTGGAAACGATATAAATAAGAGGTGTAAACAATGGCTGATAGAATCGTAAGAAGTTTAAGACGTGTCGAAGATATAGACCGTTTAGCAGATTTTTTAACAGAAGAAAATGACTTGATTAGTACATCAGACGGACATATTTATGTCCGTACTGATTCAAGTTATTATAAGTTAACATTTTATAATGACTTAAAAACATTGATTGATAAATACAGTAGTCAAATAGAACATCATGATATTGCAATTAATGATAACAAAGAAAAAATATCAACATTTTTAGAGAAGATAAAAAAATTCCAACCAATGATTGATAGTAATAAAAATGACATTGACGCATTAAAAGAAAAAGATATCATATTAAATGAAAGTTTAGAACAACATCAAACACAATTAAATGAATTTGAAAAATCAATGTTACAGTATGATGATAAATATCATACACTTACACAATCATTAAACGCTACTAAAGATAGTGTAGGACGTAATACAAATGACATTAATTTAATTAAAGCGAATACTGGCGCTGAAAACATTGACGCATTAAAACGTGAATTAGCTGAGGTTAAAAAGAGTGTTAATCTTGATAAAATAAAAGAGATTGAACAACAGATTGAATTATTAAAAGCAAAACCAACAAACGACAATATTATACAAGAAATACAAGAGGATATTAATCAGTTAAAACAAAATTCAAGTGCTGGAAAACTTGAAAGTATAGAACAAACCATTAATGACATTAAAGCAAATGCTAACCTTGATAAGATAAAAGAGTTAGAATCAAAAATTAACAGTATAAATCCAAAAGATTATACACAGGATATTAATTCAATAAAATCTGAAATCGCTACTTTAAAATCAAATAATGATAAAATATCAAAAATTGAAAATGAAATTCAAGAATTGAAAAATAAACCCGTTGTAGACAGTGACGGTGACGTTGATTTATCTAAATATGATAATGATATTAGTGAATTAAAACAAAAATCATCAACAAACGAATCAAATATAAGCAGTTTATCAAATAAAGTGGATAACTTAAATATAGATACTAAAATTGCTCAATCTAAATCAGAAATTGAACAAAATTTTAATCAAAAAATTAACAGTGCAAAATTACAATTTAACGATACAGGTTGGCAAGATATATCGCTCGAAAGTGGTATAGTTGCAAGTGATAGCAGCGGGGGTTATCCTGCTCCGCAATATCGTATTGTAACAATTAATGGTTTTAAAACCATACAATTAAAAGGGGTATTAAAAGGGATTAAGAAAAACGGTGATATTAAATTAGGTTCGATTAACGCAAACTTAAAATCAACACATCACTACACACAATGTGCGATTGATTCGAAAATGATTAATACAAGATTATATTTAAACTTTAATAATGAATTACATTTTGTGAAATCAAATTATAGCGATAGTGAGCTTTCAAATGGTGATAAACGTTTTGTAATAGATACACAAATCATTGAATAAAAATGATATAATAGTCGTATAAATTATTTATACGACTATTTTTTATGGAGGTAAAAATGAGAAAATTAACAAATTTTAAGTTTTTCTATAACACACCGTTTACAGACTATCAAAATACAATTCATTTTAATAGTAATAAAGAACGTGATGATTATTTTTTAAACGGTCGTCATTTTAAATCGTTAGACTATTCAAAACAACCGTATAATTTTATTCGTGATAGAATGGAAATTAATGTTGATATGCAGTGGCATGACGCACAAGGGATTAACTATATGACGTTTTTATCAGATTTTGAGGACAGACGTTATTATGCATTTGTTAACCAAATCGAATACGTGAATGACGTTGTAGTTAAAATATATTTTGTGATTGATACCATTATGACATATACACAAGGGAATGTATTAGAGCAACTCTCAAACGTTAATATTGAACGACAACATTTATCAAAACGCACGTATAACTATATGTTGCCGATGTTACGTAACAATGATGATGTATTAAAAGTATCGAATAAAAACTATGTATATAATCAAATGCAACAGTATTTAGAAAATTTAGTTTTATTTCAATCAAGTGCTGATTTATCAAAAAAATTTGGTACAAAAAAAGAACCGAATTTGGATACGTCTAAGGGTACGATATATGACAATATCACATCACCAGTTAACTTATACGTCATGGAATATGGTGACTTTATTAATTTTATGGATAAAATGAGTGCTTATCCATGGATTACACAAAACTTTCAAAAGGTTCAAATGTTACCTAAAGACTTTATTAATACAAAAGATTTAGAGGACGTTAAGACAAGTGAAAAAATTACTGGATTAAAGACGTTAAAACAAGGTGGAAAATCAAAAGAATGGAGTTTAAACGATTTATCATTAAGTTTTACAAAGCTTCAAGAGATGATGTTATCTAAAAAAGATGAATTTAAACATATGATACGTAATGAGTATATGACAATTGAATTTTATGATTGGAATGGAAATACGATGTTACTGGACGCTGGTAAGATTTCGCAAAAAACAGGTGTTAAGTTACGTACAAAGTCAATCATTGGTTATCATAATGAAGTTCGAGTTTATCCAGTAGACTATAACAGCGCTGAAAACGATAGACCGATACTTGCTAAAAATAAAGAAATATTGATTGATACAGGTTCATTCTTAAATACAAATATAACATTTAATAGTTTTGCACAAGTACCAATATTAATTAATAATGGTATCTTAGGACAATCACAACAAGCAAATAGACAAAAGAATGCGGAAAGTCAATTAATTACAAATCGTATTGATAATGTATTAAATGGTAGCGACCCGAAATCACGCTTTTATGACGCTGTGAGTGTAGCAAGTAATTTAAGTCCGACAGCTTTATTTGGTAAGTTTAATGAAGAATATAATTTCTACAAACAACAACAAGCTGAGTATAAAGACTTAGCATTACAACCACCATCAGTGACAGAATCAGAAATGGGAAACGCGTTCCAAATTGCGAATAGCATTAATGGTTTAACGATGAAAATTAGTGTACCATCACCTAAAGAAATTACATTCTTACAAAAATATTATATGTTGTTTGGTTTTGAAGTAAATGATTATAATACATTTATTGAACCAATTAACAGTATGACTATATGCAACTACTTAAAATGTACAGGTACGTATACTATACGTGACATCGACCCGATGTTAATGGAGCAATTAAAAGCAATTTTAGAATCGGGTGTGAGATTTTGGCATAATGACGGTTCAGGTAATCCAATGTTACAAAATCCATTAAATAATAAATTTAGAGAGGGGGTATAATATGAACGAAGTAAAATTCAGATTTACGGACACAGAAGCGTTTCATATGTTCATATATGCAGGTGATTTAAAATTACTATATTTTTTATTTGTTTTAATGATTGTTGATGTTATTACTGGTTTTGCTAAAGCGATTAAAAATAATAATCTATGGTCTAAAAAATCAATGAAAGGGTTTGCTAAAAAATTATTGATATTCTGTATTATCATTCTAGCAAACGTTATAGACCAGATTTTACAATTAAAAGGTGGCTTACTCATGATTACGATTTTCTATTATATCGCTAATGAGGGCTTATCTATCGTAGAAAATTGTGCAGAAATGGAAGTGTTAGTGCCAGAACAAATTAAAGATAAATTAAGAGTAATTAAAAACGATTCTGAAAAGAGTGATAATAATGAACGAGCAAGAGAAGATAGATAAATTTACACATTCCTATATTAATGATGATTTTGGTTTAACGATAGACCAGTTAGTCCCTAAAGTAAAAGGATATGGGCGCTTTAATGTATGGCTTGGTGGTAATGAAAGTAAAATCAGACAAGTATTAAAAGCAGTAAAAGAGATAGGTGTGTCACCTACTCTTTTTGCTGTATATGAAAAAAACGAGGGTTTTAGTGCAGGTCTTGGGTGGTTAAACCATACACGTGCACAAGGTGATTATTTAACAGATGCAAAATTCGTTGCTAGAAAACTGGTTTCACAATCTAAACAAGCAGGACAACCGTCTTGGTATGACGCAGGTAACATCGTTCACTTTGTACCTCAAGACGTACAAAGAAAGGGTAATGCAGATTTTGCGAAAAATATGAAAGCAGGTACAGTTGGACGAGCATATATTCCATTAACAGCTGCGGCTACTTGGGCGGCATATTATCCCCTAGGTTTGAAAGCGTCATATAATAAAGTACAAAACTATGGTAATCCTTTTTTAGACGGTGCTAATACTATTCTTGCGTGGGGTGGTAAATTAGACGGTAAAGGTGGTTCACCTAGTGATTCGTCTGACAGTGGAAGTAGTGGTGACAGTGGTAGTTCACTACTCGCTTTAGCAAAACAAGCCATGCAAGAATTATTAAAAAAAGTACAAGACGCATTACAATGGGATGTACACAGTATAGGTAGTGACAAATTTTTTAGTAATGATTATTTTACATTACAAAAAACATTTAACAACACATATCATATTAAAATGACGATTGGTCTACTCGATTCATTAAAAAAACTGATTGATAGCGTGCAAGTAGATAGTGGGGGTAGTAGTTCTAATCCTACTGATGATGACGGTGACCATAAACCAATTAAAGGTAAATCAGTCAAACCAAATGGAAAAAGTGGTCGTGTGATTGGTGGTAACTGGACGTACGCACAGTTACCAGAAAAATATAAAAAAGCAATTGGTGTACCTTTATTCAAAAAAGAATATTTATACAAACCAGGTAACATATTCCCTCAAACTGGTAATGCTGGGCAGTGTACAGAATTAACATGGGCGTATATGTCACAACTACATGGAAAAAGACAACCTACCGACGACGGTCAAATCACAAACGGTCAACGTGTATGGTACGTCTATAAAAAGTTAGGTGCAAAAACAACACATAATCCAACAGTTGGTTACGGTTTTTCTAGTAAACCACCATACTTACAAGCAACTGCATATGGCATTGGTCACACTGGTGTCGTTGTAGCAGTATTTGACGATGGTTCATTCTTAACTGCAAACTATAATGTACCACCATACGTTGCACCGTCACGTGTGGTATTGTATTCACTCATTAATGGTGTACCAAATAATGCTAGTGATAATATTGTATTCTTTAGTGGTATTGCTTAATTAACTATGCTATAATGAACACATGCTAGTAATGCTAGTAAATAAAATACAAAACATAATCAATTTTCGTACACATTTTTCATGTTATCTCAAAAAGAAAAGGCGACTGTTATTTTAACAGTTGCCTTTTTTTATTTCATCATGTTCACGTTTTAATATATGCAAATCAGATTTGTTATGTACTGAACGTTCAACTGGAAATAAGTCGTTAAGTGAAAATGAACCGATGTCACTTTCAATATAAAGAATATCATTAAATTGACTATGGTCGAAATTTTCTCTAGCGTCTTTTAATATAAATTCACGTTTCATATTAAGTTCATCAGTAAAATATTCATCATATACATTACCACATACAATTTCAGTTTTAGAAGGATATATCGATATTGTACCTTGCTCATTATAGATACTTTTATTGTTTTCAATAATGGCACCGTCAAAGAATTGTTCACGTACAAAGGTTTCAAAATCGACGCTTGTATCAAAGGCGTTTTTCGGTATACCAGCAGAAGCAATTTTAATCTTTCCATTCACTTCATATGCATATTTCTTATGATTCAGTACAAACATCTTATCTATCTGTTCGTTTTCAATATCCCATTTACCTAAGGCTATCGGGTCGAATAAACTGGGGTTCAATAAGGGTTTAACAACGGATTTCATATACAAACTATCAGTGTCACAATAAATAAAATTGTCGTCAATTTCACTTTCCGTTAAATATTGGAATGGTACTAATAAGTTATACAATGAACGTGATGTGACAAATGTAGAAAATAAAATATTACGTTCTGTGTTTTTATAACCGTTAATAATATTGTATAGTTCATTGTTATCATCTAAACGGAATAAGTTAAAATGTGAACGTAATGCAGGTATGCCATATAAACCATTTAAAACGACTTTAGATAACATGACCTCTTCATTTGAGTATGGGTGTTCGTTGATGTCATCAGTAATGTGATAGTCATAAGGTGATGACATATTAATTTTATTTTTTAACTTACCTTGTGTTTTAATAAAATAATTTTGAAAAATAATATCACGTGCATGAAAGTATTCACATTCATATATTACAAACGAATTGACACGTATATGAGTGCAATCAATACCCGTAATGTCTTGAATCATTCTTAATGTATTTGTATTGATATTAACGTAATCATTATCGTTATTATAGTATTTTACAATCATTTGACGTAATACACGTGATTTAATTTTAATTAATAAATCATCGTTAAATACATCTTTATCAATCTTATATAATGAAAAATAATTGTCATCATCTAAAAAAGTAGGGATTAACGTTGGTTCTGAATAGTGTTCATAAAAGTATAACCACGTCGGAATTTTCTCATGATACATCACATAAGGATAACTCGAATTGATGTCAATAGAAAAACATGGTTCATCAATAAGTTTATTGATGTATTTGGTGTTATACATATTTAAACCACCACGATAGAATGATTTAATATAGTCATAAAAATTCATATCATGGAAATGATAATGTGTATAAGATATTTTAATATCTTGATATTGATTAAGTAACTGAAAACGTGTCATTTCATTATTCAGGTAAGATTCCATAATATTCAATGAAAATGTTAATTTGTTATAGTCAAAATTTGGGAATATATCACTATAATGAATATGGCACATACCTAATATAATCACGTCATTATGAATGTATGTAAGTTGTTCAGGTGTGAGTTTTGCAAAACATTTCACAGCATAGTCATAGGCTTCACTATCATTCATATCATTATCTTTATCAAAAATCGTATAATTAAAATCTGTTTTAAGTTGTGATTCTGTTAAGTAACCGCCATCAAGTAATTTCTTACCTAATGTTGCAATTGATGTATTGGTTTTCATAAAGTTATCAATAATATTAAATTTAAAACCGTTTAAAAACATTGTTAAATCTAAATTGATTGATGATTTCACACGTTTTTCTAAAATCACATTTTGATTTTTGGCTAAAATAGCAGCCTCTTTCATTTTTAATGTGTGTTCATTTTCTTCTACCGATTTTAAATATATATTTTCGCGTGTAATATTATCAAAATAACGCATGGTGTCTTTAAGTAAAAAATGATTATCGTATTTATTACAGTTATGTGCAATCATGATAATATCTGTTTTTGATTTTGTGATAGTATCACGTCGTTTCACATACGTATAAAATGCGTCATAAAAAGATTCGAAACTTGGAAATACTTCAACATCAATTTCATAACCATTAAACCAACCAATTGCAACAGAATATGTTACGTTTTTATATTTGGTTGGTTTTTTTCGTCCGTTAACTTTATTGTACGCTAATGTTTCTATATCCCAATATAAAATCATTCGACGTTCATGTTTATGATATTGCATGCATTCTAGTAATCCCATAATCTTACACACCTTTTATAAATCATATTGTTTCATTAGATACTTTTTAGTATTCTCTATATAGTTATCTTCGTATATTTTTTCTTTTCTTTCAAATTCACTCATATTTTTCTTCATTTCATTTTTAATATGAAATTTTATAATTTTGTTCATGTCTAAATATAAGTAGTTATCATTATCAACCACGTAATTTTTTGAATAAGCATTGTCAAAATGTAAATTACTTGGATTGTAATAATAACGCTCCATATTTTCTTTATAAAACATATCATCACGTAAATAGGTAACATGATTGTCTATATCTTTTATCTTAGTACAAAACTCATATTGTTTTGTATAAGGTATAACAATAATATTAGCATTAAAAGTATCAACATTATACATAATTTTTATATATTTATCGTCAGTTTTAATATAGAAAAAATCACCGTTTTGGTTAATATGATTTCTTAAATTATCATCCGCCAAATTATATTCGTTAAATTCAAATTCGCCAGTTGTCATAGCGTCGTCATTTGAATTAAACGCACGTGTATTACGTTTTTCATTGACGTAATCGTTTCGTCGCATTTCTAAAAAAATGTTTTTGTAAAGCCTTGATGTATTCATTTTATGCTTTTGTAATAAATTGTATATATTTAAATTTGATAATATAGGACTTGAAAAGTTGACAGCATTACCTAGTAAAAACATTTTAGGAAAGCCAATATAATCAACATTACCATGATTACGGTCGATTGATTCATATATCGTTTTTAACTTATCCCACTCATCAATTAAATAGTCATCTTCAAGTGCTAAAAACTCATCATATATAATAATAGGATAGTGTTTTAAAAAGTTAGAATGATATTTTAAATCAGTGGCACTATTCAAATCTGTAATCACGCCAATTTCTTTATCTTGATAGATAATAGCTAAATAGTCTCTAGCACTTCTGAACGTGACACGTTTAGATTTGAATAGTGGGTTTTTATCAATGATTTCCTCTATAAAATCACGGTAAGCGTCACGTAATGTATAATGACGTGATAATAAAGTAAATTTAATATCAAGTTTTATAGCTAAATAAATAAAGAATGAAACATAGTTGAACGATTTTCCGTCAGAACGGTTTGAAATAGATATGTAATAGTCTATATCATCATTCATGAGTTCATCAACTAATTCTATTTGGTTATAGTTATCTGGTATTTTTTTTCTGACATGATTGACAGCATTTTGATAATCTCTTACCATGTCTAAACGATTTTGTTTTACCATGTTTTTTCTCCTTGTAATAGTTTATGATGTCGTTTACAGTATTAAAATTAGTCTTCAAATGTTGCATAATATAAAAAGTTATACCTCACATCTTTATCATCAATAGTTGTCACTGGTCTGTCTGATTTACCAATTTCTTTATATAAAGTGTCAATTTCTTTAATATATTTATACATAGAAGAATTATTATTTTTAGCTTGTAATTCATATAAAGCATATTTATGTTTTTTAGCGTTTTTATTATTAGAATCATCTTTACGGTTATATATTTCAAGAATATAATTTAATTTTTTATGTCTTGAACCTCTAACCAATGATATAGCATTTACATATGATACGTTTCTTTCTTTAGGAAAATAGGGCAAATGTGCGAAATGTTTCCATGCATCTATGTACGCCTCTTGTAAATCTTTATCATCAAATTTAAAATTAACATTACTAAAATCATTTAAAAATAAATCTTTTTCTTGCTCTTTTCTAGCTTCTCTTTCTTTTTTCCATCTATCCATTTCAGACGTATGTCTAACCAATGTTATCAACCTCCATATAAAGCATAAATAACCATTAAAAAGATAATATAGAATATAATCAATGTAGTGAATAAAACACCAAACGACACGCGTATATGCAGTGTCATAAGTATGATAAGTGTAATTAAAAATGCTAAAAGGAAAACAATGGCTATGTTTAATAGGTTATTCATGTTCTATATCTCCTTAATGTATTCTATAATATACGCATATTTTTTAGTGAACAGGTTGTATTCATAATACGAGTATACAACTTTAGCGTCATATAAATCTTCAAACATTGAGATTTGATGTGGTAAATGTCCTTTAATCTCATCACAATATAATAATACCGTTTTATATTTACGTTCCATTTAAACACCTCATAAAAAAATAGGGGATAAGTATCCCCTATGAAATTGTATTAAAATGATACTTGACCAAAGTTGATTGAGTAACCTTTTTGACCTTTTTTGTTTTCATATTCATAAATTGTGAATTGAACTTCACCAGCGTTGATAATGTCAACAACGTCCTCGTCTTCTCTCATTTCTTTAATTAAATCTGTTAAGTGGTTAGGTAAGTTTACGTTATAGTCATCAGTGACGATAACACCTTGTTCGCCGAATTTTGATTCTTTGTTTGTGAATAATGCTCTAACGATATACTCTTTTTTCATACCGTATTTTTCTACTAATTCTGATAGTTTGATAAATTCTCTTTCTTTTTCCTCAAATTCGAATCTCGCTAATGTTTTTTGGTGTCTTGATAAAATATCTTTTACGTTTGTCATTTTTATCTCTCCTCTTATTTAAATTATTTGCTTTCTCCAATTGCGATTTGTAGTAAATCATTGTAAGAAACATGAATTGTTTTCGTTGTACGTGTAGTGGATAATAGTGTACATGATTCTGGTAATAACTCTTTTGCTTGCGTTTTAGTTAAATGATACTCGTGACGTGGAACAAATTCCTCAATGTATTCATTATCATCATCTAAGTAATGAAGTATATAACCTTTAACACGTAAAAAAACAATGTAATCAGCTTTCATTATTATATCATTCCTTTCTAAAAAACGTAAATGTTATACGTTTCATAAAATCCTTTGTGCATGTTCCATTGTTCGATTGCGTCGTTACCAGCAATATAAGACAAAATAGAGTCTGGTTTAATTTCATTGTTTAGTTCATCATTTAAGAATTGAACAACAGAACTATTATAGTTTAATAATAATTGCTGACAAGCTGATACTAAATTGATTGCATTGTCGAAAGTATAAGTTGGATTCCATTGAATCAGTTTATTAAATAGTTGCAACATTTCAGTATAAGCCTGTCCTTTTTCAGATGGTGCATTATCAACATTAACCATTTTTGTTACCTCCTTGTTTTGATTACATACTTAGTATAGCAAACGTTTAAAAGTTTTGTCAACGGTTTTTCTTAAAAAAGTTTAAATAATTTAAAACTACTATTTAATAGAAGAAATTAGATTTTATGTTCCAATCATAAATTTTGATAAAAGTCAATAGATGTATAATAAATGTATTTGATGAATATGTAATAGGTTAGATAAGTTTGTTAAGTTTGTTAAGTTGAAAAACAGTATTTATAAGTTTAGTAAAGAAATGATAAGTAAATTTATAAGTTTTGATTTGTATAATCGTTTATTTTAAACGGTGGGGAGGTGTAAATTTACACAAACTTTTTCCCTATTATATTT